AAAACAAGACTGGCTTTCTCTTCTCCCATAAGATGCTGCCAACTCTCTTGCTTTGTTGAATCCCCACAAAGCAGTCTATGATCCCCAAGATTATAAACCTCTCCAATCTTGCTGACTGGCTCAGAATCCTCATCGATATGTACTGGCTCTTCATCAACTGCATCAAAATCAGACCCAAAGAGGTCGTCAAGTTCAGAAGCACTCCAGCCAAGATCCACCATATCATCAGCAGACAGTGACAACTCATCGATAATCTTTTCCAGTGCAGCCTCATCCCAATCCGCAATCTCTCCGATCTTGTTGTCAGCCAGAGCCAACATCTTTGCATCAGCTGGGTCAAGATCCAAATAACGAACAGGCACACGATCCAGACCCAAAGACTTTGCCGCCTCCAATCTTGTGTGCCCCGCAATAATCATTTTGTCTGCCTCTCTTGCAATGATTGGCGATGCAAACCCAAACCGCTTTATGCTATCGGCTACGCTCTGTATTGCACTTTGATTGTGTCTTGGATTGTCTGACCACGGCACCAAAACATTAATATCTTCCCAGACTGCTGCCTTCTCGCTCATCTTATCCCCTTGTCCAGAACCTGTCTGATCAATTCGCTTCTGGTTACATTGCTCTTTCTTGCCATCTCATCCAGTGCATCCACCATCTCTCTTGGCATCTTTATGGATATAAGATGCGCTTTTCCTGTGGTGCTTTTCCGGCTACCGCCATGCTTTAATATTTTACTTTTCATTCTCATTCTCTCTTTGCTCTAAAATACGATCAATGACCTCCAAGAGCGCAGCATGATGGATCTTTGCCGCCTCATCATTGCCACTTCTATTGGCTTGATCCAGTGCTCTGGCAAGTCTCTTCATTTGCTCGATCAACTCCACAAGCATCACCGCTCACCTTTGGCCCACATTGCCAGTGCCAGAAGATGCTTACACTTTTTGTTAAACTTGTAGCCATCACAATCGCATTTGGCTCCCGTATATTTTCCAAGCCAGATTGTGCAGTGATAGAGCTTTGACTTGCCCACAAACGTCACAAAATCCTCATGCACAGTGCAGCGTGCATCGATCTCTGTATCGCCTTGCTTTTTGTAGGTGTGCTTTGTTTTCAAGCGCTTGTATATTTTGTCAAGTTGCTGCTGGTTCATTCGGGTATGTCCAAAGCTTCTGCCATTGCATCCAAGTCATCATCATTGAGACTGCTGGAGTAGAAGCCCAGAACATCAGCATCAAGCTCTTCCATTGCTACAATCTGACCACCAGAAGAGACAATGTCATTGATGATGATTGTGAGTTCAGAAGCATTTTTTATGGTGCGCACATCTCTGGTATGCAGTCCGTTTTTGTAAACCATAATAGATACAGTCATTTTAGTCCTTTGTTTTGTTGTTGTATAGATAGTATATTCAAGGTAATACCAAGAGTCAAGGATTATTTTTGCAGAAAATGAAAAGAGCAGTCTTGTTTTGACTGCTCAGTGTTGGTGCATTGTGTGTGGATTAGAGCTTTGTAGCTAAAATGTTTACGCCATAGTCCCAAGCCACTTTCCAAGTATAGACGCCTCTGTATCCCTCTATTTTCCACTGAGAACCTTTGTCAGCTTTTATGATTCTGACCTTTGGGCCTCCAAGTGTGCTGCCGATGAATTTGCGTGTTGTGACTCCATTCTCTCTTTTTGGTGCTGCAAGAACCTGTGCAAAAAGCTCTCTTGTTGTTTTGCCACCAGCCCTTGATTGTGTGTACTGTACTTTAAAGTCTATTGTTCCGTTTGTATAAACCATTGTTTTTGCTCCTTTGTTGTTGGTACTCTTAGTATAGTACAAGGTAATACCTTGTGTCAAACAAATAATACATTTATCTTTAAAAACAATAAAAAGGGCTGGCAAGACAAGCCCACCAGCCCAAACAACAAACAAAAGAGCAGAACGGATCTGCTCCTCTATTCTAGCTTGGCCACCTGTTGTCTGCAACCATTTGAGAGATATAGCGCTGGATAAGCTCCTCTAGGGTTAGATTCATTCTCTTTGCGATGCGCTCCGCTGCTTCTCTATGTGGCCCACCAAGATAGATTTTGATCTTGTCTTGGTTCTTGCCCCGGGGATTGCTTGGCTTGATTGGCTCGCTTGCTTCTGTTCTCATGGCCCTGTTTTTGTATGTTTTTTTCATTGATTCCTCAAGGTATGTTATACACATTTTACCATGACAAATGGGTTAATAGTTTTTTTCGAGACAGCAGTGTGATTGGTCGCCAAAAGCGCACACTGCTGTCATTTTTATTTAACATCAACACCAGAAAGTATTTTGTCAGTGTGTTTTTTCATCTTGCGGTTTTTCACCTCGATATTTGTTGGAGACTTGACCAGCTGACATGCTGAGCGCTGCACCCACTCTTGGCGCTTGCCTCTGATGGCAAAATCAAAGACCACCAAGACCCGGTCATCATTGCTCTGTTGTACTGTGCCCAAGATGGCGCAGCGCATTATTGCTGTTTTTGCATATACTCGATCACCTAATTTGATCATTTTTGTTCTCCTTTGTTTTGTTGTTTATTGCGTTTTCTATAAAACCCATTGCCTGTCCATAACTGTCAAAACCACGATACCAGGCACCATTGGTCGCATGGCATGCACTGATCACTCCAGTCCTAGATGATACCCTATAATCGCCTGTTGAGTGCCTTATATGAGCCTCAAAATAAACAGGATATCTCAATTTTCTTTTGTCTGTTATCTCAATCCTGCATCCTATGCTTTTTAGATTTTTGGTTAGCTTCATTTTGCTCTCCTTTGTTTTGTTGTTGTTTATTTAATGATACCCAGTGCAGCCAGATCCATGTGTGTGCTGACAATCATAGCAAACTCTGCGAGTTCTGGGTCTTGCTTTATTTGCTCACAGAGATCAAAATCTGCATAGATACGCTCTTTTTGGATTGCTTTGACTCTTTGCTCTTGGTCTGGATGGCTTGACGCAAACTTGGCCCAGAGATCCCGTGCACGACTCCCAGACATATTGCGTGCGGCCTGTTCTTGCTCTTGCTCTTTGTTCTCTTGGATGCGCTTGTTGTACTCATGCACGTCTGTTGGTGTGACATGTATGGCTCTGGATAGTCTTGCTGCATCTCTTGGAGTCCATGTATCTGGGCGTTTTTGCAGCCAAGAACGCATCCCATCAAACCAACGAAGGCCAGACCATTTATCACTCTTTACAGTCAAGCCATTAATATAGACATCAAGATCCTTCAATCCCTTGACTATCTGAGTACGACCAAGACCGGATCGTATCTTCTGGAAGTCCTGAACCGGTGAACGCTCAGAAACCCATTGCTGCGTCACGCTGTGACGCTCCCACAACTTTACAAATAAAAGATCAAGTTCGTCTAATGCTGGCTCTTCAGAGCCCCCTTTTTTAGCAATAAAAGAATCCTGTATCTTTCGTACCTCATCAAAAGAGATAACATTTGGATATTGGATCTTGACTTCTACCTCTTCCAAATCTTGTGGCTCCTCTGTATCAATTATCAGATCTGTTTTAGTAGAGTTTAGTTTTGTTATTAAATGTATATGTTCTTTTATATGTTCTTTATTTGTTTGGGGTCCAGAATTGGTATCTGTTAATATCCGATCTGGTATGTCAAGATATCCGATCTGGTCTGTTTGGATATCTGAATTGGTATCGTCCACATTTGGTATGTCCAGATCTGGTATGTCCATATTTGATATATCCATGACTCTGTATTTTTTGGTTTTCGCTTTGCCATCCAGCACAATGAATTCCTTTTTGCGTAGTGCTGCAAATGCTTTGCGTACAGTGGGGAGTGGCATGTTCAGGTCGTTGCTTATGCGCTCTTGTGATGGCCAAGCTTGGCCATTTTTGCCGCCATAGATACGAAGTGCCATAAACACCAGTATGGAAGAGGCTCCAAGACCACGGATAACGCTGAGGTCATCCAAAGTCATTATTGTGTATTGTTTTTTCTCTTGCATTGTTGTTGCTCCTTTTATCGTTGAGCCAGAAAGGTCTTAAGTGCCTGATGGCAATAAAAACAAGCATATCCGCCTTCGACTCTGTAAAAGCTAAAGCAGTTTGGATTTTCCTTCTGTGCCTTATATCGGGTTGTTTGTTCTGAGTAGATCATTGTTGTTGCTCCTTTGTTGGTTGTTTTAAAATACTGGTACGTAGGTCATAGAACCCATTGTGATAGACTGCATCATAGAGATAGCACTCTTGATACCACTCTTGTCTGCATCGTCAAGCTGTGACCATGCATAACGATCTCCACTGTTCAAAACCTTGATTCTTGCTGTTCTCATGTTGTGAATCTCGACATGAGACACTTTACCGGATGCTTTAAAAAGCTTTACAGCCTCAACATGCAAAGATACTGCATTCATTTCTGAGATTTTCAAATTTGCCTGTGGTACAAAACCGTGACCAGTTGAGTGCATATCCATAATAACCGCTTGTGTTTTGCCGCTCTTTGTGATCTTGCTGTGGTATTCTGTTTTGCCTTGTACTTTTTGCAGACTCAGTGCAATCTCATATCCGTTGATTGTGTAATTCATTTTTGCTCCTTTGTTGTTGGCACTCTTAGTATAACACAAGGTAATACCTTGTAAAGAAAATAATATATTTTTCCAGAAAATAAAAAACCCAGTGCAACAAAGGAGCAGTTGCACCGGGTAAAACACAAGAAGTTTTATGCCAGGATTGGTCTAGGTAAAATAGTGAACCATAACAGAATCGCCATTGACTGCATTTGCACCCAGTGTGATCCTACCGACTGAACCACTGCCATTGTTGGCGATGGCAAAATCAGAATTGCTGGATGGGCTGTCGCCAGTTGCAGTATTGTTAATGATGCTCAAACCATTGACAAACACCTGAACACCAGAGAAAAACGCATTGTTTACAGCCCGTGCAAGATCGAAAGTGCTTGTGCTGGAGCCAGAGACTTGGAACCCTTGTTGGTAGAATCGTGCCCCGATTTTTGGGGCAGTGATTGCATCGTCAGCTACTTTTCCCGTCTCCACGGATGATGCCGCCAGCATAGCCGCCACGATCCCGGCACTTTTTACATTGAGTCCAGATCCGCCAACCTCAATCGATGAATCATCAACATTTACAGCAAGAGCAGAGCCAGCACCGCCAGTTAAGCCAGACCCAGCAACAGAGTTAGTCAATTTGCTCGCGTCAACACTGTTTGCAGCCAATTTGTTAAGGCTCACGGCACCTGTAGAGATTTTTGCCTCGGTAATTGCATTTGATGCGATTTTGGCCGCAATCACGACCGAATCGGCCAGCATTGCACTGTCGTCAATGGCACCATCTGCAATGGATGCAGCCAAAACAGAGTTTGCGCCCATTTCAGAACTTGTGATTGTACCGACTTTAAGGCCGGAAGCACTGAGCGCCAAAGTGGATCCATCGAGTTTTGCACGTACGGCACCGCCATTCAACTCAAGACCATTACTCACATTGAGTTCAAGCTCTCCAGAGGTGATTTGCATACCAGAGTTTGCGCTGAGATCGACTGAAATGGTGTTAGAGGCCTTCTGTAGGCCGTCCCCAGCCACTATTTGCCCAAGTCCGGTGAATTGGGTGAATGTTACAGTGTCAGAGCCTAGATTGGCAATATCAGCAGTCTGAATAAAGCCCATATCCGCATTTGTAGAGCCTTTTTGCACAAATACCGCAGCACCATTAAGCTCTGCAGCACTATCCGCATCAGTGGCACGGGCCATTGCAGATCCAGCACTCGCAAAAACATAGATTCCGTTGGCGCTGGCGCTGGTTTGGTTCTTAATTAGGACTCTGTCATCCGCAGAAAGTGACACACCATCAATGGCTGCTGGCGCACTTGAAACGTCTACATTTGCAGTAGATGCAGCAATAACGCTCTCTTTCCAATGAATTCCACTTTGAATAGAGTCGACATAGGCTTTGTTGGCCACGTCTGTAGATGTGCTGGGTGTTCCAGCTCTAAGTGTACCACTGGAAAAATCAAATGATCCAGTCAGGTTGATCTTTGCCGATGTTACAACAGAGTTTGCAAGATATGCAGTGCTGTCAATGGCCCCGTCTGCGATTTTGGCTGATACCACGGAATCTGAAGCCAGAGCAGCTGCGGCAACAACACCAGCAGCAAAAAGGTTTGAGTTGTCTATAGATCCGGTAGCGAGTTGTGTACCGGTGATTGTGGCGGATTTAATCTGACCGCCTCTGATTTGTATTGCCATCTTGTGTCTCCAATGGTCATGTAGTGACTGTGTATTCCACCTCGAGAACATCCCCGCTGAGAGGAGCACCCGAAACAGAAAAAACATTGGATCCAATTTGCCCTATTGTGTTTTGTCGTTGTTTTAGCCCGTTGATATAGACCACAATGCTGTTTGCATCGTAATTTTGCGCAGTTTGAAACTGGGTGCGCTCCCCGTTGACGCTGCTGGTCAAATCCTCCATCACTGAGGATGCATTGCCGCTGGGATCGCCACCCGTACCACCAGAGCTATTAAATGCATTTGCTATTGCCATTTATATCAATACCTAAATGTTAATAATGCAGAGTCGATATCTACTGTACCAGCATTTGTCTTTACATGCAAATACAAAATTTTATCATTGAGATCCCTGATAATCACAGGTAAATTAATCAAACCCTTTGCCGTTGTGGTCGTTGTCAATCCAGCCTGTAGGTCTGTTTGTGTCTCAGTCAGAACGTAGTCATCGCCTTGTGTGTCTCTGGATATGCAGCATGTTATTTTTGTGGCCCCAGATACGTTGATGCATTTGACCTCCAGAAGCGATGCCAGAATACTGATGCTTTCCCTTGCAAATAGATCGATCTCCAGTCTGATTTGTTTTGCCAGATCGTATCCTGTACCCACACTTGCCGCTGTGTTGGTGCTCTTCAGCGCATCCAGATTTAGATTTGACATAGCATACTCACAAACGCACCCAAAACAGCATTAAATGGATTCAATAGACCTCTCACACTGGAGTATAACATAAGAGCTCTTATGCGTACCGCAGTTTTTATGTTGATAGGGTATATCATACGGAACAGAGCCAGACACATCACCGCATCCGCTTCTGCTCTGTGGGGTTGTTTTGGCCATCCGAACAACTGACCCAAAGAATCCAGAGAATAGCTCTTGACGCCATAAGAACCAAAGGCCGCCACGCTTAGAGGTATCGTATCGATACCTCTTCTCATAATTTTTAAATCTTGCCTTTTTATGGATTTAAACAGGGCCAAGATAAAACCACGATCAAAGGGCCAGTTGTGGGCTACTGGCATACAATCTCGCATAAATGCAGCAATCATGGGTCCAGCCTCCTCTGGATCGACCGCATCTCTCCACCTGTGCGAACTGTAGCCATTGATTTTAAGTGCCTCATTATCTGCTCTATCCAGATGTCTTGGTTTGATCTTGACGACCAGCCGATCGATCTCTTGTAGCTGTGCATTGATCTTTATTCCAGCAAAACTGACAATCTCATGGTGATAACTGCGCAGTCCTGTTGTCTCTGTATCCAGTATTACGTAATTCATTTTGCTCCTTTGTTTTGCATGTACAGAAAAGCCCACCAGCATTATAATGCTGATGGGCAAAAATCCAGTCATCCCACGATCAGACATCCTGACCGCAGAAATATTGTATCACTTTTTCTTTAGACTGCGCACCTGTTCTTTAATTTTTAGCTCATTGATCTCATCTTTCAGCTTATCCATGAGTGCAAATAGTCTCTTCATTCCTTTTTCAAGCGATGTTAGACGCTCTTCTATGCCGCCTTTTTTCTCTTCTTTCAAATCGTCAATCACCTTAACATACCTCTGGCGTATACCCTCGATCGCCTCTTCTCTTTTGCGTTCATATTGGTCACGATCGTTTTTCATTTCGATTCTGTAATCCTCTATCATCTTGCCTTGCTTCCACCAATTGTAAATAACAAACGCTAGAAACGGACTATTTGTGGCCAGATTAAGCCAGACGTCGTGTAGCGTAGTTGGGTCCATCTCAACCCTCCAAAAGAGTTAAAGAAAAGTTTTCATAACCAAGCTGATCGACCTGTTTTTTAGCCAGTGCAATCAATCGATCAAAATCGTCTTTGGCCTGTATCACAATGCACCCAGCTGAGTAGCGCCCTACATCCTCTATATACCTTGTAGATGCACGGTGAATGTTAATTCCGAACCATCCTTTCATAATTGTGTCTGGATTCATATTTAATATCTCATTGCGATCTGAGTCCCTATAGACCTGTACGGGGCCATTTCGCTGGCATAGAGCCAAGTGATTTTTATTGCCACCATGATAGTCCAGCCTCCAGACATTGCGGTATTGATTGGGCACCAGAATTGCAGTACCCTCCACTCTGGATGGATTGTGCA